TCGACTCATCTTGCACGGCAAAGAGGAGGACTCGGTTCCCCGAGTTAGGGTCCGTCGCTCGGACCCGGTACTCATATCCTTCTTCACCACCCCCAGTATATCCGGAGAAAGCAGTATCAGCGTAGGTGTATTCCCCGAGCATCGAGTATGTTCCTTCGATCGGGGACGAGGAAGTGATCGAGAACGAGCTCCCGGTATTAGTCCAACCCGTGAGAGACCCGTCTTCGTAGTCTTCGAGAACTGAGACTTTTTTCTCGGCCTCTTGGGTGATCTCCCAATTGCTGAAGTATTGGGGATCGAGATCGCGTCGACGGACCTTGACCCCGCCGGAGGTGTGAGTCCCATCGTTCCCGCCACCACTCTTGATCTTGGACTCACTTTCGTCGTACATTGTGACGGAGATGTCTCCATTTTGTGCGTGGTCGACGGAGAACTTGACCCACTGATCCGTGTAGTAATCTGGTAGAGTGACGTTGAAGATCTTCTCGGTAGTGTTGTTCGAGTTATCGTACCGATACACCCCGAAATAGGTGTTCTTGATCGACCACGAGAGGAAGTAGCCGGATTCAACGTCTTGGTTTTTGTCCGACTCGGTCGACTCTTGGACGCACCACCAGACCTCCGGACGAGCACTTTGTCCGGTTGCTTTCATCCGAACATACCACTTATCGCCGGCTTGGGGATAGTTCTCCAAGCCGTCTCCGGAGCGTGACGTGATTATCACGGCCGTTTTCCCAGAGCTTCCGTCGGAACCAACAGCGTGGCTTCCGCTGATATCCGGGGTATCGATGAAGTGGAAGTTAGATGTCTCGCCGGCGTACTCAGAGAGTGACTCATCGTCGAACCGGTCGATCGGAGATCCTTGGTTGGCAGATGCCCAGAACATTACTAGACGTACCGGGCAGTTGCCACGATATTTGCGTCAGGGTTGCCCACCGCAGTCCCGTCCTCGATAATACGAACCTTGTGGGTTCCAGCAGACTCGTCCCACTCGTACCGGACAACGAGATTGCAGTCCTGCGATACTGAAGATGGAACAACCGACACCTCTGCGTTCAGAGTTGCACTAGCGTTGGTGACACCGGAGTCGACCAGTGCCTCGCCGCCGCTCAGAGAGACAGTCTTATTCACCACAACGGTGGGGACCGATACTCCGTCGACTGCCAACCCGTTAGGGAAGTTCGGTTTTGAACCAGACGTAGGAACGGAGAACCGAGTCTCATTCGCATCAGGGTCTTCTATCTGGAGGGCCGACGGGCCGGTGTCGAACTTCGCGACGAGATCCGTGCTAGTGCCGAATTCGAGTGGTTCATCGTCATCGATCCGGGCGCCCTCGTGGAGCAGGGGCAGCCGAGAACTATCCACCTCAATGGAAGGAGCAGTCCCAGAGACACCGATCTGGAGGTCTCCTCTCCCGTTCTCCTGTATGTAGAGATCATCGCTGTCCCCGAAGAATAGGGGAGTGGACGTGCCCATCGTCGGAGACGAGCTGATTGTCCAGTTCCCGGTGATCGTTTCATCCTCCTTCCGTGCTGCGAACGCGGCCGAGTCGTAGCCGTCGAGTGTCCCGGCATCGAGATTCCCTTCGTCGCCGGTCGTGAGGAGTTGGTTCCCGCTCATCGACCACGTCCCGGTAATGTTCTCGTTGGTGTTCAGGACGCCGTAGTCAGAGGCCGGGGTGCCACCAAGGGAACCCGCATCTCCGGAGATGTCTCCTTGGATCGTGTAGTTGAACGTCCACGTCCCGTCGACGGTTTCATCCTCTTGAACAGACCCGAAGTAACTTGGACCATTGCCCTGGAGGGTGTCCGCGTCGTCAACGTTGTCTCCACTGGTGTTGAGAACCAGCGTCCCCTCGGTGTCGACCCCGAGGTCACCCCCTGTGATGGATTTGATATTTCCGCTTGGGGAGATATCACCGGTGATCTCCCGGAGTGGGATGGACGCACCGCGATTGACCTCGGTGACGTGGTTCGACGACACTGTCGGATCGATCTCGCCGATCTTGAGTCGGGGTTTGCTCGGATCAGAGTCACCACCCGAGGTGATAACTAACGTCGGGTCGTCGTTCCCGGTAAGAGGGAGATGGAGCCAGAGTTCGTTAACACTCCCTCCGTCGATCGGGAGGTCCGACATAGATGGAGTCCGAACAGGGAAACAGATATCGTGACGGGTCTCTCCGGCGTACTGTGCGCGTGCAGTCTCGGCGTTTAGCACAGCCGCTCCGGAGCTCACATCTGCTGTCTCGGCCGAGGAGTCGTAGGTGATCGAGAGGCCCCAAATGACGGCGTCAGAGAGACCAGTAATACGGAGAGCCTGATCGAAATTGGCTGCGTCGTCGGTGTCGGGGTTGTCTTTGCTTGAGTCGGCGGCGTCGATCTCGGTTGAAGTGCCCCCGTCCTCGAAGTGGACGGATGCACCAGTGATAGTTTCCTCGTACATGATAACAGAGAGTCACTTGATAGTCAGATCAGAGACCGTGTATGTTCGGTCATAGTCATTCGGCCGATAGTCGAATTCGACCCGCATTGGGTCCGAAACGTTCGGATCTTGTGCAGAGGCAACCGACGAGCCATCTACGTCGAGTGACTGATCGCCGGAGATCGTCCGGGACACAGTGAGGGTGGTCGCGGTGGTTAGGTCGCTGATCGCATCCGACGCAGAGTCGAGTTCTTCAGCGATATCTGGGCCATCGTAACGGAGAAGCGAGACGTCTCCGGTCCCGTTACCTCCGCCTTCGACCCGGACTGCATATCCTTCGCCGTCTGGTCGGTTGAACCAGCGGAAGAAGAATGGTGCGTCGTCAGTCGTCCCGTCCGAGGCCGTGAATGTCATCACCCACGTCCCTTCGTCGAGCGAACATGGAGTATGGATCGATTGCCTGGACAGCCCCGAGAACTCGACACTACCGTTTTGCATCGACGGCATCTCCGCGCCCCGGGAACGATACCAGTCGGGTTGCGAGCACGCACGAAGCTGTTTGGACATCTCATCTGCGGGTGGTGTCCGGTAGATCCCAGAGTACCCGACCGACCGCCCGTTCAACGCGTCTCCAGCGAAGTCGTCCCGGATGTGGAAGTCGTATTCTGTGAGCCCACCGGTACCGCCAAGAGAGCCCGCCGTCACAGCGGACTCCCGATTCGGAGAGAGTCTATAGTAGCGATACTATTCCCGTGGCACTCGAAGCAGAGTGTCGTGACACCGGATTGTGGCATAAATGGGTCGACAGTAGAATCTTGAATGACGCCATTGAGGCGGAGTTGCCAGTTGTTCGTCGGTTCACGGCGCACGGAGATTTCTTGCATCGTTTCGAGATCGTCGAAGTTGGCCTGACAGACCGCCCTATGGTTTCCATCTCTATCAGACCGGATTAACATGATATCTCCGTGGCTCGTTATCTGGAGTACCCACTGTGGTGTTGGATACTGAGCAGATGGAGCAATCAGCTGCCACTCAAACGAGTCGGGGGTTCCATACGTATCGGCGGATTCCCAACGCCAGTTTAACGACCACTCACCGAGGCGCTGTTCACTCGCCGTTGCGATGTGGCCGTCCTTGTTCGTCACGTGCGAGTGACGGAGTTCCCCTTCGTAGTAGACTGGCCCCTCTGAAATCGTCCTCCAGTTGGGCCGCTCTCGTGAGGTGAGCAATCGACCAGAAACGTTCTCTGGGTAGTATTCGGGATAGAGAGACGGATCCTGCGAATCTCCTCGGTTCTCGTCAACGAAATCGTCATGGAGGTGGTATCTCTCTACCGTGGTATTGCTCGCTCCCAAGGGCCGAGCAGGCATTAGGACTCATCCCTCCACGGGTAGGTCTCGCCGGTCTGGATCGTCTCCGAAGCGTCGTGGCCGATGTAATCAAGCCACTTCTCGTTCCGTATCGACCCTCCGTCAACGGGAATCGTTCCGTACCGGATCTGACAGGGGTTCGGTGGGAGGTAGCCGTCAGCAAATCCATCAGATGGGTCGGTACTGTCTGCATCGAGCCGGCCTTGGCCATCGATTGAGATGTACCACCTGCCATCGGCGAAGCGCCTGACACGGCACCGCTCGAATTCGTTAGTGGGGTTCCAGCTCTGTTTCCACTCCCAGACCGCTTCGGTGCTTACGCCGTCCTCGTGGTGATGCTTTTCGAGGTAGAAGTTGAGATCGTCTGCCCAAACGACCCTCCATCCGGCGTCGGCGGCTGGATCCCACATGATATCGACTATCAATGCCTCACCAGAATCGTCGATATCTCCAAACGTCGCCGACCACGCCCACAACCCTGCGGTGACCGGGGCGTAGGTGGAAGCGATATGTGTCTGGTCGGTCGTTCCTGGGATGAGAACAGATCCGGAAGCCCCACTACTGTCTGTCCGCGAGCCGACGGAGAAGTCGCCTGCATCTATGGACCAGTGTGGGCGGTACTGACCTCGGATGGCGTCTCCGGCCATCCCAACAGACTCTCGTGGGACTGCTGAGTCGAAGGTCGAGGCATCCGTACGGGAGCTCTGGAACAGGCCATCCTCGAAGTCGTCGACGATCGAAATGTTGTTCGGATCGAACGTCGACGCCGTGTCAGACATGGGTCGTAGAACCATATTATGCGGAAGAGGATGTCAAGACTCGGTTTTGGCGATGTAGCCGGCCTGGACCTCGCGCTTTGCTCCCGACCCGCCGAGGTTGATCTCACTATCGCCGTTGTCGACGCCGATGAAGACCCCGACACTTGCAGCAGAGTTATTCTGGTAGGACGCTATGGGGACATTCCCGCCGGAAACTTCCTCGTATCGCGTCGTTCCATCTCCCGAGAGTATCGTCGATTCCAGCGTAAGCGACTGTGTTCCGCCATCGTCAGTTGGGTCTCCCCGACCCAAGACGAGGTCGATGCCATCGGGGACCGGACCGAGATCGTTCCCGATAAGAGTCGCTTGCCAAATCTTGATCGTTTCCCCGGGGGATAGTTCGTGGACGCCGATGTACCCAACGTCACCGGTGAGGACGAGTCCTCCTTCGCTCGTGTCGTGCCAGTTTTTCTTCATCTCAGACTTCCGAGCGAACGGCTGACCGTCCATCCCGATCGATACCGATCCCCCAAGTGAGACCTCGCCACCGCCAGTAAGACGCCCTTCTGCGTCGATCGTCACCGTGTTACTTTCGAGGTCGGCGCTTGGGACCGGATACGACGAGAGCTCACTTGCAGGACCCCCGAGCTGGTTCTGTTTGATCACGCCGAGGTCCGAATCATAGAGAACGTCGCCGCCACCGGAGAGATTGGTGTCTCCGAGATCAAGCCCCTCATTTTCTAACGAGATGCCGCCCCGAACGATCACCTCGGCCCGGATAGGGCTAATATCCTCTATGATGTTGTTGTTTGAGTCGAACTTGAACAGCGGGCGGTCAGTCGTGTCTGGTCCTGGATAGAGTCCTGCAACGTTCGTCTGAACCTGTGCCAGCGTCAACGATGTGCCGACACTTAATCCGTCCAGATCAAGCTCGTCCGGGCCGCCGGCCGAGTGCCGTTGTCTGTGGTTGAGGACGAGGTCTCGGTTAGTATGGGTCGCCTCGGACAACTCGTGTTGGTAGTAGTTGTCGTATTCGGCAATGGGTTGCTCCCCACCCGTGTAGACGGCATCGGAGAGCTGGACTGGTTCGACTCCCGTGTCGGGCCAGATATCATACCCGAGCACGGGAGGGTCGAGAGGATCAACCATCGAGAACTACCTCTGTCCGTTAGGTCTGCCGTTTGGCCGAGAACTACTGTCTGGTCCGTTCTGGCTCACAGCCCGGTCTTCGACCTTCCGTTTGGATTCCTTCAGTGCGTACTGGAGCGTCATGCGGAGCCGTTCGTACCGGTCAACCTCCTCGGTCACCGTTTCGTATTGTTCCTTGAGACTCTCAACCTCCGTCTCGATTCGGTCGATTGTCTCGGATACTTCATCGGGTCGGATCTCCTCGGTGATGCCGCCCTCCCGTGTTCGGAGAAGGAGACGATCGTCGTCAGGGTCCTCGTGGATTTCCCGGAGCCGGTCCCGTGTCGCGGTTAACCGGTCGAGACGTGAACGGATCTCCTTTTGCCGGTTCACGGCTCGCTTATGATTCTGTGTAGTGTCTTTGAACTTCGACTGGAGCGTCTCGTATGCGTTTACGGCTCGTTCTCCCGGGGTGTGACCATCTGCCTTGTCGAACTGGCGACTGGCCTCTCTCCGACCCTGTTTCCGCAGCTCCTCTTCAGAGGGAGACGTCTGGGAATCTGTGGATTCGTCTGAGTCCGGGTCGTCGGTGCTGGCTGTAGTACCGTCTGAATGAGCCGTCGTGTCATCAGTCATTAGATTAGTAGATCATCTGGCCGCCTTCTCCGCTGTTGATTAGAGATGCGTATTCGCCGCCGAGGTCCGGTTTGGGTTCTCCGTTGTCGTCTAACTCAGTGTACGCCTTGTCAGGGTCATTAAGATCGTTCTTATAATCCAGTTCTGTGCGGTACTCGAACCCGCCAAGTAGGTACCCGAAGACGCCGACTCCCGCGGCCTTCGTCCGTTGGACAATGTTCACGAACTCGTCGAGACTAACTTCAGACGAGTCGAGCGGTCTCCGCGGGACACCAAGACGGAATTCGGCCGGATCGTCTGGAAAGTCCTCACCAACACGGATACGGCTTGGATCCGTGCCCAAGACGGATGCAGACGCTTCTTTGATGTCCCGCATCGTCCCTCCGGATGTAGCGACCCGGAGTTCCATCTTGATCCGCTCGCGATAGAGACGATCGGGTTCGCCTTGCTTGCGGTCGACGAGTACAAAATCGCCGAGTTTGTCAAGCGCCCCGATCTGAGCGAAGTCGACGTGACGCGCTAGCGAAACCTCGTCTCGGGAGTATTCTATCCGCTCGATCTCACTCGCGAAGGTGTCGAGGAATCCGTCCCAATGAGTATAGTGTGGATCACCGGGATCACCGTCGGAGATCTCGAACGGCTTTTTCAGGTGGGTATCCAGCCGGTCACGGGAGTAGGATGGACCGTTCGGGGCGACACTCTCGGTCAGATCCGGATACGACTCGGCGGGGTAGTTTGCGGTTGTATCCCCCGACGCGTCAACCCCAAAAGGACGATCTCCTTGCCCTAAGTAGCGCGACCCGACGCCATTATTCCCCAAGAACGCTTTCTCGGGTTTGAGCTCATCTTCATCGTCATCTGAGAGATCCCCGAATCGAGACCTCCCGAATTGAGCAGATCCAAAACGCATTGATTAAGAAGTCTGACTAGAGTCGGCGGGCGTTGTTGTAACGTCGATTGAACTTGGAGACGTTTGAGCGACCACAGTATCTGAGATAGGAATGTTTTGACGATTTACATCATTTGACGCCGTCCCGAGCTCCACGTCGGCCTCGAAAACACCTTCTCCGCGCAAGTGGCTCACGGAGAGCACTTTCGAGTACGCGATGTTCTCACCGATGTCTGTTCCCGTTCTCTGCTCGCCGGAGGTCGTTTCGCCCCCGATGTAGGTGATAATGGCGTCTTTGATCTGTTGTTTCCCGTCGTCGGGGAATCCATCTTCGGTCGTGATCGTTGCGTCGACGTAGATCGTCTGGATCGAAGCGAGATCGAAGCTCTCGGAGACAGTATCTCCTAAGACTGTGGCAGTGCCCGAATATTCGCCATGGGACTGGATTCCCGCAGAACGAGTTTCTGCGATCGCTTGGGCGATATCGTCGGAATAGGACGTGTCCGAGAGTGCCGTGATCCGGAACGAGTGCGGCGGGAGACCACCACTACCGGTGTTATCGTTGGGAGACGGGTTCTCGTCGATAGTAGCGTTATCCACACCGTCTACGTCGAATGCAGCGGCCTGGAGTGCTTGGAGTGACGCCTTGCCACCCAACCCGAGTGACTTCCGGTATCGCTCTTTGAGTTCTGGATCCGTCTCTCGATCTCGTCCTTCTACGAACGAGTACGATGATCCATCAGAGCGTTCTCCGGATGAGCCTGTGGCGAGCGGATTCGTAACTTCTAGATTTGCGTGTGGTGATCTGAACGCCGTGATTGTATCCGCGGGGACGTTCGTCTCTTTCCCGAGGTATTTTTCTTCGAGATCCGTTTCATAGGGTTCTAGAGCCTTGATCGGGACTCGCGTGACTGCTGCTTCACCGGGGTCGATCGTAGCTGGTTCTGTCGTCTTGAATGGGATCGGCGGGCTGTCGCTCGTCGCGGGAGCGACAACTACGGTCCCTGCGTCGATCCTATATCGTTTGTTTGCTGTCTCGGTTGTGACGGAGATTTTTACTTCACCCCCTGCACCTTGTCGGACACGGCGGTTGATCCCGGCGAGAGCCAAGATGCGATCAAGGTGCTTCCCAAACGAATCCGAGAAGAACGCCGAATAGTAGAGTGATCGCTGGCTTTCCCACAGCGCCTCCGCCTCAAGAGCAAAGACCTCTAACAGTTGCCGGTCGGGTGACCCCGGAGACATATCCACCTGCGGGATATTCTTCTCCATTTCCTCGGCCATCCGCGAAAGGATATCTTCCAGATGGGGTGCCTGGAACTCACCATCTGTTTGGATCCCGAATTCACTCTCTGCTGCCTGTGTCCGTAGCGATTGTTCCGAAACCATCTTAGTTCAAGCAGGGAATCCCGGCCTTTAGGCCGGGAGGGAATGCGACACGATACTGAACAACCGCTACTCGGTGGCCGGGCCGGAATCCAACTCCCGTTGCGCGTGGAGTAGCATCCCCCGCCACGTCAAACCGTGACGCTTCTTCGTCTCTTTCAGCGACTTGTACTGTTCCTCGTCTACCTCGATGTTGATGTTCTTCACGTCTCATGGTTTGTGACCGACGGTGTTAAGTGTGACTAACACTATTGTAGCATTGTGTCCGAGACGGTGACGAAGACGCTACAGGCCACGCTCGCTACGCCCACCGCGGGCAAAGAGCAACGCCTACAGCGGCTCTTGGACACCTACCGCGAAGCACTCCACGACGCTTTCGACAACAGGGCGGACACAGTGTCTGCGGTCAACGACGTTGTGACGCCCTACGACCTGCCGTACCAGGCCAAAGACGCGCTCAAATCCTACGTCCCGAAACTCCGTGACACGTACAACGCCGAGGAGTTAGACGACGAACATCCGCTTCGACTTGTCAATCGGGCCGCGAAGTTCGACTATTCGGAGGAGCGCGAACACGGCTTCGTGTGGCAGGCCCCGCAACCCGGACACGGGACGAACTTTTGGATTCCGCTTCGGATTAACCCCGAACAGGAATCTCTGTGGTTCGACCTGCTCTCCGAAGACGCGAAGGCGGGCGAACTCCGGCTACAGCGACACCGCACGTCATGGGAGTTGCACGTCACCGTCGAATACTCGGTCAAAGAATCGACCGAATCGGACGACCCGACGTACATCGGTTTCGACGTAGGCGAGAGCGCGTTGATAACGGGCTGTGCCCTCAAACGCGACGTACCACGGAAGCCGATGCTCGTCAGCGGCAGTCGAGCGCGACACCTACGCAAAGAGATGTTTACCACGCTCCGGCGGCTACAGTCGAGAGACGCCGCCGAGTGGCGCGTGGACGAACGGTTCGACCACTACCAGAACGCTCTGACGGATATTGTCGAGAAAACGTCTAGGCGGGCGGTGGAGTACGCCCAACAGTTCGACAATCCCGTTATCGTTCTCGAAGACCTGTCGTACATCCGCGAGCGACTGGATTACGGCAAGTTCATGAATAGGCGACTTCATGCGTGGGCGTTCGCCCGTCTCCAAGGTCGTATCGAAGACAAGGCGACAGAGTTGGGCATCCGTGTCGAGTACGTCAACGCGGCGTACACCTCGCAGACATGCCACGCCTGCGGTCGTCCCGGTCGGCGGGACGAACAAGCGGAGTTCATGTGTCTGCACGACGACTGCCACGTATCAGAGTTCCAAGCAGATATTAACGCGGCGGCGAACATCGCCAGTCGCGCTAACCCGTGGGGAGAGAGCGTCCGTTGGGAACCCGGATGCGATGACTCGCCACAGGACGGGAGCGCCTGTGACAGCGCCACAGTCCACCGAGAGACGAGTCCGAG